GTTCTCACCGTTACACAATTGAGATGCTCTTCGCTTTCCTGTAGCTTCACCACAACTACCCCACCCGTTATCTTCAACCCATCTTAAGGCTCTACAGGCGTTTTCTCTAGCTGCCTTAGGGTAATCATCATACGACTCCATTTCGTAGTCTATAGACCCCTCAAAATACGAATAACAGACTGCTAACCTCTGTTCTTCATCAGGGTATTCGTTTAACATCTTAGTATCACTCATACATCTACCGATAAAGTCATCTTCACTTTCATTAGGGTTAGGGTCAATAAATTTTTCTTCACTAAAGTATAAAAAGTCCTCTTTTATCGCGGGTCGGTCTACAATAGACACTATCTCCACGCCAGTACTTTCAAACTCCTCATCTAACATATCATCATCAATATCTAGTTCTACTATCTTTTCTATTTTTTCGTTCATAACTTACTTAAATTTTCTATCTGATTATTAGCCTCCAACGAACTCTGTACTTCTGTAGAAATTACATAAGCTCTAACAGGGGGTGCTTCAGGCTGGTCTGCTAATGATAACTCAGCACCTGCGTCCTGTAAACCTGTTAATTGTTGGTTACGTGCGTCAATAGCTGCTTGAGGGTTAAACGTTGGTTCAGGTGGTTCAGAACCTCCACCTCCATTAGGGTTAAACTGTTGGTTTTTAATCGCTATTACCTGTGCTAAACCTTGTGCGCCTATAGCAACAGCGGCTAATGTCTTCTTAAGTGCCCCACCTTTTTCTTGTGCTAACACATCACTTATAGCCAAACCTGTATTGATTAACGCCTGAGTTATACTAAACGCTTTATTTAGTTTAAATTGTTTTCTTGCTTCTTCCTCATCATCAGCAGTTCTAGCGTCGTTTAGTGCTGCGAACCCCGCAAATACGTCACCTACTAATCTAATAGTTTCTTTTACACTAGCTTTTCTAAGTTGTTCTCTGTCCTGTTCCCCCTTCTTAGTCTGTGCGGTTACTTTATCCTGATAACCTTTATCTAAAGCTAATAACTGTTCTGCGGTAGCACCTGCTTGTTCTAATTTTAATCTATCGGCTTCATATTGTAATTCCAACTCCTTAAGTATACGTTCCTCTTCTGACGCATACTCCTGTTCTGCGTATTGTGCCAATACATCTGATATTTGTTGTTGTGTTGTTTTTTCTTGTTCTACACGTTGGTCGTCAAATTTCTTTTTACTAGCCGCAACATCAGCATCATATTGTTCTTTTAACTGAGCGATTAGTTCCTCATTTTTACCTGCTAATTTAACCTGTTCCTCATACTTTAATCTTAGGTCATCTAACTCTAACGCTTCTTCATCTAATTTTCTACGTCTAAGTTCCTCAGCAATTGCTGTTTCGTTTTCTAATTGTTTTTGTGCCTCTTCTTGACGTTTTCTTCTTCTTTCACGTCTAGCATCAGCTAAAGCTTTTTCAGCCGCAGCTTCTTCAGCTAATAATGCCTTACGTTTACCTAATAACTCAGTTTGTTTATTTAAACTCTGTTCTTCCAACTGAGCTATCACTATACGTTGTTGTGCTATTTCATCTAAGGTTTCAGCATCACTATCACTCTGTTCTGCTAAGGCTTCCAACGCCACTAATCTTTCCTGTTGTAATCTTAATTCTTTTTCTAATAACGCCGTTTCAGCTGTCGCAGCTTCTTCTAAAGCCGCTTTACGTTCTTCAATACTACGTGATGTATCATCAATAATATTTTTGTTCTGAGCCAATAATGCGTTCTGTTCGGCACGTTCTACATTAAGTGCTCTAATATCATCTGCGTTCTTTTGTAATACACCTGTTAAACGTGCTGCCTCAGCCGCTTCAGCTGCTATTTCTGCCCCTATACCACTAACACTAGCTTTAGCATCTTCAAACGCTCCCGCAAAATCACCACTAAAGAACTTAGCTATAGCACCAGCAAATTGTAACACTCTATCACGTACAACATCTACTGCCGCACTTATACCTGCCAATACTCTATCAAACTGTTCTGCCCCTTCTTTAGTAGATGTAAACGCCTTGAATAACGCTGTGAGTGCTGCGACTACTGCCGCTATCACCAACACAATAGGGTTAGCTAATAACGCTTTTAACGCAGTTCCTAAACCTTTAACTCCCTTAGTAATATTACCAACAGGACCAGGCACATCACCTAACGCACCTCCAAAACTCTGAGTTCCTGCTTTAGCATCAGCTAACGCATCTTCTGCGTCTTTTACTTTACCCTGTAATTCAGTAAATGCGTCACTACCTACTTCAGTTTCGTTTAATTCTTTCTGTAGTTTGTTTAATTCTTCGTTTAAACTATTTATCGTTTTTGTGGTATCTTTTACGTCACCCTGTGCTTTTTCCTGACTATCTGATAACTTATCAGTAGCGGTAGATAAGTTATCTGTCTGAGTATCTGTTTTAGCTAAGGCAGCCTGTAATTCATTAAGGTCAGTTATATAACCGTCAATACCTTCTACCTTGAACGCTATTTTTACATCTTTCTGTGCCATTAATTATAAATATTTTTTTAACCTTATAAGTCCCATCTAAACACCGCATCTTCCCAATTCTGATATGTTGTGTTCCAATATCTTTCTGGTCTAATTGGTGTAATGTCTACCTTATAATTTCTTAGTTTAATTAGTTCTACTTTTACTTTAGATTTTTTACCTATAATAGCATCAGTTATTTTACTAACGTAGTAATAAGCGTTTTTAACAAATATTACGTTATCAAAGTTAAAGTTAACCAAATCAGTATCATCTAATATGAAGTATGCGTTTACCTTACGCGCAAACCCGTCATATAGACTATCAATATAATTAGACCAGTATGCGTCATATACACTAACCCCTAATTCAAAGTTATGTTGGTTATGTTCTATATAACCTGACTCTTTTTGCCAGTTTAAATTAAGTGAAGTATTATTATTAGGAAAATCCTCTAGATAACTTACCATAGGAAATGTAGTGTGGGGGTTACCTGTAGTATCCAACTCTATGAACCAATCAATACCGTCGGTATCATAAATACCATTATAAAACAATAATCTACTATTACCCTTAATTGGTAAATGTTGTGGGTTATAAGCTGCTACCTCACCTGCTTCGTGTAAATGAATATGAGGTATAATAAAGGTATGTCCTATACTAGTATTTTTACGTTCCAACTGAGTTAGGGGTGTAGGTATAATGTTGGTAGTAATATCACGTTTACCTGATAACAAATCATTATCACCGTTAACGTATAATGTTCCAAATACTTCTTTAAACTCACTCTGATTAAGTGTATTTAAATAATCTTCCCCCTCAGTATCTTTATACTCTATACGTGCTGACTGAGTGTAAAATAAAGGTTCAATTATAAAGTCCTTAGACACGTCCAATTTCTTAGTCCAATCCAACACCTCACCTGTTCCGATATATTCCTGCCACGGTTCTATAATGAACTGATTAGGTATATTTCTATCAGGAACTAATACTAATCTAAACTTAGTAATAATATCTTTTATAAAATCTATCTTTTTGTAGTTATCATCTAACTCATTAGCAATACTAACCTCACCTGGTGCGGTGTCTACCCTTAACATAGCATCTGATATTCCTACAAACTCTACAACACCAGACTCTTCTAATGTTACCGTTATTTGTTGTCCTGCGTTGGTAGATGTTGTAATGTTACCCCCTAATGAAAAACTACAAAAACCTTCACTTGAAGGACAACTAAAAGAAGATGAGTCTATTATTGTTCCGTTTTCTCTAAGATGAACTGTTAAATTACCTGAACCAAATTCACCAGTTGCGATACTACCGTTAACTCTATATGTATATTGATACGTTCCTGTTAAAGGCGCAGTATAAGAAGGTGACGTATAGTTATTACCGTAGTCGTAATCTATAATATCAAAAGGTATAGGTGAAATAGGTTCAGAGTCAGTATACCTTACCTTGAGTCTATTACTACCTGTTTCAGTTGTTATACTATTAGTATTACCAAACGCACTAAGGTATATGTGTCTAAATCTATTACTATTTAAAAAATCACTACTATAGGTATACCCCGCTTCAGAAAAAATCTTATCAATTACAGCCTTAGCTCTAATCATCGGTTTAAACCTATTAATAGGTAAAGGGTGTGCTGATTTAGTAAAACAATCAATACCTGCCGTATTGTCCTGTTGTATAAGGGTCTGTATCTGGTCTCCATCTTCATTATAGTTAATACCAAAGTCAATAAGGGGGTATAAAATATCACCATCAAACAAACCATCAGTAGTCGTTCCTTCAGGGTATGCCTGCCAAGAAGTAGTAACCGCACTAATATTTAAGGTGTGGTCGTATTCACTTAAATCTAACTCATTTAAATACCCCTCACCGACAGATGTGCTAAAGTCCTTAGTCTCACCTAAGAAGATTAACTCATAGTCAATACGTGCCCCCTCTCTACTATCATAGACCTTATTTAACCTAACTTGACCTGACCTAAATAATACACCGTTAACTAATATCTGAGCGTTTATCTTTTGTCTAACGTCAAAGTCCACACCGTTAATATCAAACGCTGTTTCAAAAAACTGAGTGTTGTTACTAGTCGCTGGTACCCTGAATGTTCTAGTAAACATACTACGTGTTGTAGTATCGGTAATATCTTCAATAGCAAAGTTAAACTTAGGGGGGTCTAAGTCGTATAAGTCAATATCTATACCGTTAATTCGTAGTTGTAACATTACCCTCTCTGACTATTAATTTTATGTGCTTCAGTATATCTTAGTGTGTTCTGAAATAACTTATCTTTTCTAAAGGTTCTTTCAGTCCATACGTTATCTGTTATTGTAATAGGTATCCATTCGTTACTACCGTCATATCTAACCCTAACATCAGGACTTATATAAAGGTTTTTAAGGTATTGTGCTTCAGCATCACTTAAATAACGTGTATTTATGGTTCTATTGACCGTTAAGTCCTGACTAAACGTAGTATTACCTCTATCATAACTATTCACAATAAATTTACTATCACTCCAACTACCCTCCACCTTTTCGTAGTCATTACGTCTAATAGAAATACTTTCATCAGTCCTTTTACTGAAGTAGAAATAGTCCCTAAAACCTAAACTATTTAACCAACTAACTTGAACGGGGGCAAAGTCATTACACTTATCATTTACAATATCTACCCTGTATACATAACTAGTTGGCTTATTACTATAGTATGTTCCTTGACTACTACACGTTCCTCCACCTTTATAAGTGTATGTTGCGACGTAATAGTGTGTTAGACCAGCCAAATACTCAGTTAAATAATTTCGTGGACCAGTTGGTACACTAATTGCGTTATACGGATAAATCCACTCACGGTCAGTTGTTATAGTTGTTCCTGGACCACCCCCGTTAGCTTCTACGTTCTGTATCCACAAATCATCTATTTGTGTATCATCATTAAAGAACGTTATACGTATACTCTTTATACCGTCACAACCCGCAGGCGCAGGAAATGAGGGGTTTTCAGTAAACTTAGTAATAAAACTAAAGATGAGTTCATCATCATATCTTTTTTGTAAATTATATACATACGTATCAGTTAACCACGCAGGAACTCCACCCGTTAAATCACTAACGTTTTTAGTAATAGTCCAATCAGTTAAAGCCTGTTGTCTTCTACTAACAATAGGACAACCTATTATACCGTTAACATCAGCAATATAATTAGTCTGATTAGTCCAACGTAAATCATCATAACGTTTACGTCCACCAAATACCAAACAGTTATCAGTAGTACCAGTATCGGGGTATGTCCCTTGATACTGAAAAACACCTGCGTCACTAACCCACCCGTATTTAACCTTGAACTCATAACTTTCATTATTAGCTGTAAACAAATCACTACTATACGCTTCAGCCCCATAGTTAGGAGTAGTATAGTTTTTTAATAGGTTCTGTAAATCAAAGTAATAATACCCTAATGAGTTAGGTGGTGACTGAAATGTTCCTATTTTATTTGTTAGTGTGTTATCCCACACTTCTATACCTGCCTTTAGACCTGTCTCGTTCTGGTCGTAAAAACTAAATACGTTCTTACCAAATGATAAGTTAATCACACTTGGCGTATCACTATAAATTATATCTGGTTGCTCGGCCATTATTTCTCTAATATTTCTATAATTTTATCTTCTATATCTGAAGGGTAAAAGTTTTTAGGTTTTATACCAAACTCAGCTATCTTTTTTCTAACAGGGTAGGGTAAACCTGACTCTTCAGAAATTACCTTACTTTTAAATTGATACCTATACCCCTCACTAACACCAAACGAAGATGCTACCTCAGGGGGTAAACCCATAGCACCACCTTTCTTAGTTCCGTTTACACCGAACGACTGAAAATATCCATAAGCCAACATACTGATACTTAATTCATAACCACTAAGTATAACCTTGATACTACGCCTTAGATTACCTGACTGTTCTTTTAAAGTACCGTCATTAAACGCACTATTGAGTTCTAGTTGTATTTCACTCACCAACTTACTAAACTGAGCTGGCACGTCTTTTTCTACATACTCTACTTGACCTAAGATAAAGTCCGCTAATTCGTCTATATTGTCTGTTACTGGCATTAGCTTACATACGTTACTGTTATAGTATCACGTTGGTTATTTGATACCTCAAATGAACCTTCCCTTAATACGTATTGTCCGTTTATTTCATTAAACCAAGAACCTACTTCTTCACTAGCTGCGGGGTTACCTAATATACCTATATTCATACCGTTATATAGACTACCACAACCATTAAACGGCTCTCTAGCTTCACCTAATATAAAGAACGCACTATCATCATCAGCACTAACTATATAATACTCACCTCCAGTATGTTTATAAGTAACAATATAAGGTGTTGTAGTACATATATACTCATTAGGTCCTATAGCTAATCTAAACTGAGGTTCGTGTAGTTCCCACAAACCATTAAATACCCTATCATCAAAACTAGGGTCGTCAGTAAAACCTTGTATAGTAAAACTTTTAGGTATACGTAAATAAGGGGTATCACAGTCATTTATATTAGAAGGGTATTGTATACTGATGGCTGCGGTTGCCCCTACTACGTTATCACTAAAACGTTCCTTGAGGGGTGTGATACTAAAGGGGGTTACGAACTCTACTAAAGGGTTATCTAAGTTCATATTGATATGACTTATAATCTGTTCCAAATAGTTAATACAGTTACTCTGTTGTGTTAGTTCTTCGTCCAACGTTTCATAAGTCTGAGTCATAACAATAAGGTTAGCACTAAAGGTAGATGTTAACCCGTCATTTGTGATATTAATAGGGTTTAAAAAAGCATAGGGGTAGTTTACGGGTTCTTCATCATCGGGGGTGTTAATATCACTTATATTACCGTAACTAAACTCATTAATGAAGTAGTTATCCAAACACGTTGTTTTAATTAAGTCTACTATTTCTCTGTATTTCATTTATTCGTTTTTTTTCTTCTTCCACTTTATCTTTTTTATAAGCTAAAAAGTTTAAAGCTTCTATTATAGGTTGTTTAACCACCTTTTTAATGTTAAGGAAGTTTTCATCAGCCAGAACCATAAGGAACTGATACCAACTATATGCGGGGTCAATCTTTTCCTGTAGTTCATCATCATTTTTACTAAACTCATCATCTAAACCAAATAACTTTCTATAACTATTAAATATGTTTAAACGCCAGTTTAAATAATACCTGATACCACCATAGTAATCATACAATAACATATCGTCCGTTGGTTTAATATCATATAACCTTTCTATAATTTCATATATGTTGTTCTGTATACCCCTATTGATGTATAACTCCATATCCACGAATAATCCAACATCAATATTTTTAATATCAAACGTCCCCTTATTTATCGGGGCTGTATCAGGGTATATAATATCCACTATTAACATTATACCTAATTCCAACGTATCTTTAGGTATACCCGTTAATAAGTCATAAGGGGCACCCGTAACAATACTTAATATCCTACACCAGTTTTCCTCTATCTGTATGTCCCAATTACCTAATTCCTTGAACTGTTTTATGGTTAGATACTCTGGTACCTTATAGGCTACCTCATCAATATATAATTCATACGTCATACTATATAAGTGTATTTACCTAATTTATGTTTAGTTTTTTTACAATAGTTTGCTAAAGCTAAACTTATAACACAATCGTCGTGTAGTCCTGTAGGGTGTCCGTATTTAACTCCCCTTGTTTTAGGGTTATATTCATACGTAAAGGTCTCTAACTCTTGATATAAGGGGTTAAAAAGTTTTTTAGAAGGTATTTGTAGGTTACCCTCATTAAAGTCCAATATAAGTCCTTCTATGACTTCCTGTTTAGATTTAGATGTTGTGGTAAAGGGGTGTATGTTCTTATACTCATTTTTTAACTGTTCGTAGATAACATCACCTATACTATTAACCTCCACCATACCTATGGCGTTATTTTGTCTTAATATTTCTACAATATCATTAATAATAATCCTCCATTCTTTATTGTTGGTACGGTGTATGTCTACTACCCTCCCCTCACTATCTACACACGTTATAACTGTATAATCTTCGTGTCTACCTAAGTCTATACCTGCGTATATTTGTCCTTTACTTATGGGGTATCTATCAAACGTGTATAAGTCCAAATTACTAAACACTTCTCCACCACCCTCTAAGAACTCAGCCAGATATTCCTGTTTATAGACGTTTTCAGGTAGCGTCTTCTTCGCATCTACTAACTCCTTAGGGTTTATGTATGGTGTATCATAAGAACTCCCTCTATAACTCTTATAATCGGTATAATCATTACTGAGTCCTAAGTTGTATAATTCATAAAACCAGTTCTTACCCTTAGGGGTGCTTAGAAATAATGCTTTCTTACCTTTTACTGCCAACGTTGGTCTGACTGCTTCGTTCCATACTTCCCCCTTCATAAAGGCTGCCTCATCTAATATCGCATAATCAAACGTATAACCCCTTATGTTATCAAACCTTTCACCTGACCTAAAGTATATTTCACTACCGTTTTTTAACTCCATATATGACTCACTAAAGTTACACGTTTTAATGAACCCTGAAGGACTTATGGCACGTTCTAATTCCTTTTGAACCTTATTAGTTTGTGAGTAGACTGGTGATACCCATAGGACTTTACAGGGGGCTTTATTTATAGTCCAATACAATAATAGGTTCATACCCATTAATGATTTACCGAACTGACGACCAACACTAATTATATGGTGTTTTTCTTCACCCCCTAATATACTATCTATAATCTTCTTCTGATTAGTATGAGGGGTGAACCCTTTTACTTTAATCACCGAACTCAAAACGAATATCTTTAAATAAGTCCTTTCCGTCAGCCCCTGTTAGTTCTTGACGGGCTAGTTTAGGTATGAAATACTCAGATAACTTTAACATCATATCCAACGCTTTATTAGGGTCGTCCTCTGCTACTTTCTCCAACCATACCTTCATATTGTCTAAGTTATCATCTACTAATTTCTGGTATGCTTCACGTATTTCCGCAGTAGTTTTATTAGGTGTCCCCTTACCCCTTCCTTTAGGGTTACGGACTTCACCTTTCTTTATACTTCCTCTATTTCTAGTTCTTTTATCAGCCATTACTATAATAAATATAATTTTTATTGTAAAATGAAATTAGCATGTTTACAATATTCTTCGTTTAATTCACTACCTATATATTGTCTATTCATTTCCTTCGCACATAATAGTGTTGTACCAGAACCAGCAAATGGGTCGTATACAATATCCCCTTCGTTTGTCCAACTCTGTATATGTCTTTGTGCTATTTCCATAGGCATAATAGCAGGGTGGTTATCTATTCTTCTTCTATCTGTTTTTTTAAAGTGATTAGAAATATACCATACGTTATCATCAATACCATATTCTTTTACTTTTACCTTTCTATTAACTTCAACCAATTCTCCATTATGGTTTCTCTCCCTTCTTTTATTTCTTACATCACCACCTGTCTTATTCTTCTTGAGTATGGGGTTGAATGTATTGGGTTTCCCCTTTGAAAATATAAACATATTCTCCCACACATTTCTGTATCTATATGGGCTAGGAAATGGTGTACCTGTTTTATACCATATAAGATGGTCGTGTAATAATAAACCACATTCTTCCATAAAGTATAATGCTTGCCTCATACTATTACCTGTTCTAGTTCCTTTAATAGTTTGGTCTGCTACGTTCCACATTATTACTCCCCCTTCTTTTAATACTCTGCTCATTTCTTTTGCTATTTCTTCAAATTCAAATGAATAACCTGTATCATTTAATCTCTGATGATAATTCTTCCCCATACCGTATTTTCTCATATTGTCGTAGGGTGGTGAGGTTAAAATAAGGTCAATACTATTGTCCTTCATTTTACTCATAGTATCTAAACAATTTTCATTATAAATCATCAGAAAAACTTTCTTTTTAATTCTAATATTATGTTCCAATCACATATACCACACTTCCCCCTACTTTTATTTGTATTATAAATTGAGTTATATGCTTTATAAACGTTTGTTATAAATTCATTGCTCTTTTTTCCTGAATTCATAAATTCTATTCTATTTTCTTTTACCCAGTTAATCCATATTTCTTTTTCTGTTAGTTGTGGGGTCTGAGTTGGTTGTGGTGTTGGTGTTAATACTTCTGGTGTAGGTTCTATCTTTTTAGTTCTACCCCTTTTTCTTAATTTAATGTTTTTATTGTCGTGGTAATTTACTTCACCACTCCCTTCTTCGTTTAATAAGATATTTTCCATAAAATCTTCTGTTTTTAAAATCATTTAATTTATTATATTGTCCGAATAACTTTAATATTTCTAACACGTCATCATCATAAAATTCATCAACGTAATCTTTATATAAGGTTCTAAATCGGTTGTTAATATCTTCTTCCTTTTCCATAACCTTTTAATAGTTCTGTTGTATAAATCTTAAGTGGTAATTGATTATATGTTATTTTTGTATCTAAGTTATTCATACGACTTATTATTATTTTTGTTGCTTCATCAAACTGCCTTCTTATTGTAGACCTTGATACGTTTAATAGTCTGGCTACCTCAGCGAAATTCATATCATTACTGAACCACATTATTACAATAAACCCGTAATAACGTTCCATATTGTCTTTAGACTTAAGTAGTTCTTCTATTATATTAAAGTTTAAATTTACCAATTCATCTACACTTATGTCGTAATCTGTTTCATCAGGTATGTCTTCCCACCATTCAGTTATTAATCTGAGTGATTTTAAGGTCTCTCTCTTCCAATTTCTATAAAAAGATGAGGTATTACTACGGAACTGATTTAAAACTATCCGTATGAAGAAGTATTTAGCTGAACCATTTTCTATTACTTTTTCAGCATTTTTATTATTCATAAAGGCGTAAATACATTCGTGTAATAAATCATCTGATAACTCATCATTTTTTGTGATGTTATTGACTGTTTTTCTTAAGTCCTCGTAGTTATCTGTTATCCACTTATTTATCATATTTGTATATAATA